CTAGTTATGAATACGTATATGTGCACGTACTAGCGCCATAGCTGCTATCTTATTTAAAGGAATATCCTTATCACTGTGATGTTGATTAACAGATACAAGCTTTATATAATCATCTCCTTTATCAGACTTTTGTATATACTTAATAGACTTCATTGTACTAGTACTATCAATATATATAGATAGAACATATATTTCTCCAAAGAATATAGTATCTATATCAATCTCTATCTTTTTAAATACAACAATATCCCCAGCTTTAAGTAATGGATACATGGAATCCCCTGAAGCATAAATAGCACCATCACATTGAGGAAGATCTGGAATACTTAAGAAATCAATTAAATATTCTGAATCTAATCCATTTTGAGGAATAAGTCCCATAGTAGCAGTGATGTTATATAAAGGTATTCTCTGCATTGGATGTATAGGATCAGATGTTTTTCGATTAGATGGTGTTGGTTCTGCTATTACATTATTATCCATCATTTGATTTTTTAACATAGCCCCCTTGCCAGTTAAAATCCATTCAGTATTGTATTGGGGATAATTTTCAACCAAACTCATAATCCATTTTGACTGAATATCACTATCTTTTGCTATTGCACGTGATAAGACTCCTTTACTAGCACCTATTTGCTGTTCTAGTTTAGTTATACTAATTCCTTGATTTTCAGCTATTTTTATAAAAGCATCTAAAATATTATACATCTTTGTTGAAAATTATCACCAATTGATTTGGTGTTGTTGAAAATTATCTTCTATATTTGTCCTATACGAAGGGACAAAAACTAAAAACAGGTAAATGTATGGAAAAAAATAAAAAGAGGAATGAATATAATCAAGTAGTTATTATACAGCTTAGTAAGAAGTATAGAATAACAGAGGATTATGTTAGACGCTGTTTAAGTGGTGGTCGTGATAACCTGACAGCTGATGCAATTAAAAAAGACTATAACAAAGCTGTAAAGGCTCTTAATGATGTTCAAAAAATAGTCTTAGATAGTATTATTAATTAATAACACAACGCTTATGTATGAATATCACAATAACATACTGAGTATCCCAGCACAACTTCTGTATGAAGATTGGATGTTAATGGCTTACAACACTTATCAAAGTTATGTTCGAAGAGGTAAGTTGATACGAACCAATGAAGGGAGAGGTAAAGGAAATAGAGCAATGGTGAGTTATTATGATTTACCACCTGATATTAAAAAAGTATGTATAGCTAAGCTGGGTGATCCAAAGGAGACAGTAGTAAGAAATAAGTTAATGGATTACATCGAACCTGATATTAATGCTGCTAAGTTCTTTGCTGAACACCGAAAGCCTGATGGGAAACCTCTCTCTGAAGAGGCGCAAATTGAAAAAACTACAAATGCTCTTATACTTAATGCAATTAAAGTTGTCCTTAGTGATACACGAGTAAGTAATCGAACCTTTGGAAGTAAGAAGACTAAAGTGTGGGAGAATATTAGTGAGGCTGTTAATGACTTGGTGAACGTTAATGTACGAGAAGGAAACAATAAACCTTTTGTGTATTCCTTACCAGGGAATCCAAGGCGGTTACAAGCAAAATATAAGGATTATCTAAAAGATGGGTACTCTACCTTCTTGCATAAAGGAGAAGGACAAAAGAATGCACAGATCATTAAGGATGAAATCGCAGACTATTTATTAGTAATGTATGCACAGCCTAATAAGATTAAGATACCTGAACTGTTAGAACGATATGAAGAGATGGCAATTTTAAAAGGTTGGGCAAGTCTTACAGATAGTGCAGTATATCGTTGGCTGATGGAACCCAAACAAGAGCGAATATGGATGCTTGGGAGACATGGAATTGAAGAATACAATAAGAAGTATAGTCATACTCTTAGTGTTGATAAAGAAGAGCTGTTTCCTAACTATTACTGGAGCATCGATGGTAGTAAACTTGACTGGATACACTTTTGGGAAGAGAGTGGAAACAAAATGGGAAGTAAACTGAAGGTTGATTTAGTAGTTGATGTTTATAGTGAAAAGATTATCGGCTGGAGTTTAGGATTTAGTGAAAATCACATTGAACACTTTAGAGCAGTAAAGATGGCAGTCAATGAGGCACAGTGTAGACCTTACTATTTAACCTACGATAACCAATCAGGACATATAGGAGCACGAATGCAAGGGCTTTATGATGAGTTAGTTGCTAAAACAGGAGGTTTTCACCATGCCCATAAAGCTAAGGTTAGTAAAGGTCCTGTAGAAAACATATTCAGAAGATTTCAAGACGAGGTTGTGAATCGATTTTGGTTTAGTGATGGACAAAGTATTAAGGTGCGAAGAGCAGACAACCGAATGAACCCCGACTTCATCAATGAGAATAGAGCTTTTCTAAAGACCACAGATGAATTAGTAGATGCATTTGGTGCAGTAGTGAATATGTGGAACAACAGAAAGCACCCACATTACAAAGAACTAAGTCGCAATGAAGTTTATCAACAAGAAATGCCACGAAAAGAGCCTTTAAGTATTATGGAGATTGTGGATAAAATGTGGATAGAAGAGGCTAAAAAACCTATTACCTATAAAGCACATGGATTAGGGATACAGTTGGGAGATCATAAGTATATCTATGAAGTGTATGATGCTGATGGAAATATTGACTTAGAGTTTAGACGAACTAATGTAGGTAAGAAGTTTATTGTGCGCTTTGATCCTGATTTTATGGATGGCTATATCCAGTTGTTTGAGAAGGATTATGAAGACAAAATAGTTTTTGTGGCTAATGCAGAACCAAAGAGAAAACATGGATTGCATGGATTTAGAAAAGCAGGTGATAACTATGACAATGACTTTGCTGTTCGAAAATTAGAAAAAGAGCGAGATATGAAGGCTTTAAATGATTTAAGAAATAGAACAGGTATTACACCTGAGACCTTAATTGAAGAGCAAGAATTTATATTAAAAATGGGTGGTGATGTGCCTAAAGCTAGACGTGCATACGCAGAGGCACATGAAAGTTTGTTAAACCAATTATAACTATAGTACAATGGATAGATTACAAAAAGAGAAGATAGTAGAACAGTTGAAAGTCATGTCAGCTAAGAGTTCTCAAAATAAATTAGCTGTTAAGGCTGGAGTAAGTGCAGGAACATTAAGTCAAATGATAAACCTTAAATGGGATTTGATTAAAGATGAAATGTGGAATAAGGTTCGAATGAATTTAGGGATCACCTTTGGATGGCAAACAGCAGAAACAACTAATTATCTGCAATTAAAAAACCTTTTAAACAGTGTTCAAACACGTTCTATTAGTGTGTGTATCAGTCATGATGCTGGAGCAGGAAAGACACATACTTATAAAGAATACACTAAACAGAATCGAAATGTCATATTCGTAGAGTGTAACAACTACTGGACAAAGAAAATATATATGCGTGAGTTAGTACGTGCATGTGGATTAGAGACTGGAGGAACTATTGAAACTTTAATATTTAGATTTATAGATCACATCAAAGGTTTAAACAAACCACTCGTGATTATAGATCAAATAGACAAGTTAAAAGACCCATCACTTGATTTGTTTATGGACTTCTACAACGCATTAGATGGACACTGTGGATTTGTTATATCAGGTGTACCTGCACTGAAGAAAAGAATTGAGCGAGGTTGTGTGTTAGATAAGATAGGTTATAAAGAATTGCGAAGTAGAATAGGTAGGAGTTATTTAAAACTATCTCCTATTACTGTTGAAGATGTAACTGCTATCTGTTATGCAAATGGTATCACAGATGAAGAGCAAGCTTTTGGTATATACAATAACTGTGAAGGTGATTTGAGACGAGTTAAAAGGGATATTGATAAACACTTTATGATTAATGAAGAAAGTCAAGCGTGCATATAACTATGAAGATATATCTCGTAAGAAGTTTGAAAGTATCACAATTCACGAAGACTGGGAAGCACACCTTGGCAGTCCTCAACTTGGTAACTCACAATGGATAGTATATGGAGACTCAGGACACGGAAAGACCTCCTATCTCCTACAACTTGTAAAGATGTTATGTGTATTCTATCGCGTGCATTACAACACTTTAGAAGAGGGAATGAAAAAGTCTTTTAAAATGGCTTTAGAACGATCTAATATCAAATCAGTTAAGAGTCAATTTATATTTAGTCAAGAGACCTTAGAAGAATTGACAGCAAGACTTGATAGACCAAGACAACCAAGAATTGTGATTATAGATAGTGTGCAGTACTTCTTTCGAGGTTGTAAAGTACAAGATTACTTCAACTTCATTAGTAAGTTTCCTAATACCACTTTTATATGGGTATCAGGTATAAAGGGAAATCTTCCTGCTGGTGCAGTAGCTGAAGCTATCTATTATGATTGTGATATCCGAGTCAAGGTTGAAAACTTCGAAGCGGTTATGGAAAAAAATAGATTTGAAGCTTACGGTTCTCATGTTATTTGGGAAGAGGGCTATGAGAGGAATCAGATGAAGTTATTATCAAAAGGGTAAGCACGGATTGCAAATCCGCGCTAGCAAAAACAGATAAGTTATGAGAAAGACAATTATAGAATTATTGGAGGTAACGCCTACTTATTATGATGAAATAGTGTTACACAGCTTTGTGGATTGGTGTATGGGGTTTAATACGACAGCATATTCACTACAGCAGGCATTGATAAGCAAACCTATACAGAGGTACTTTAAAGCTACTTATACTGCTTTAGAAGAACAATTCATTAAAGAGGTACAAGGATATAAAGGATTAGATGCATCTGCTAAGAATGAGTTCTATGCGACTATCACTAATCAGATATTTAGAAGTTATCCAGGGGCTTTAATCCCTAAACATAAAAAGAGTAAACAACCAATACTAAATCAGAACTAATGACAAAACAACAATTGAAAAATAAGATAAGTGAGCTTGATTATTGGCTAACTAATAATGCACAGCATCCTAATTATGGTGTGGTGCTTAGAGATAAAAAGGACTTAGAACAACGCTTAATACAAGAGGAATATGAGTAGTGTTAATCTAAAATATACACCAACTAACAAGCTGGTTATAGACTACGAGCAAAAGCGAACTTGGTTAGCTAGTAATACTGATTCTTCTGATTTTGAACAAGAATATGAGTCTTGGAAAGCAATTGAATGGGAATTGAACAGTAGAAATACAGACAGACATAGTCGATTAGCTGTCCTACATACTTGTTTAGAGCAGACCAATGGGACAGGTTACTTCACTGTAGGGGAACGTATCTGTATCAATCAAGAGCGAGGGTACTTGTTTAGTATTGGTGGTTCTGAGGAATTAAGGGAGTATAAGGTACCTGAGAGTATAGAGAAGAAAATTAAGGGATTGTAAAGTCACGGATTGCAAATCCGCGACAGCGAGAGATTAAACAATTAAAATAAGAGATATGGAGAATACAGCACAAACAATTGATTTAGGACAGTTAACGTCTGCTCAAATTAAAGACTTACAACAACAGATTGAAGCAAAAAGAAAAGAAGATACTGAAAGAGAAAAACGAAATAAAGCAGCTTTAGTTGATTTGACAGAGGATGTTGTGGATAAACACATTGATAACTTCGTAGGACTGCAGGGGGATTTGAATCGATCTATTCTCAATTTATTTGATGATGCGAAAGCTATCATCGATGCACGTGCCGAGGTCTATGGCAATAAGAAGCGAGATCAAGAGAGTCATACTCTTACCAAACGAGATGGAACTGCAAGTATCAAAATGGGTTGGAATATCAAACCTACATTTGATGGGACAGAGTCTGAGGGAATTGCTAAGATTAAAGAGTATATGAGCAGTCTTGCTGGAGATGAGCAGAATGAGAAAATAATGATGGAGTTTTTAAACACCTTCTTGAAAACAGATGCTCAGGGTAACTATAATCCTCAATTAGTTAGAAAGCTAAATGAGAAGCGTGAGGTTGCGAATAGCAAGCTGTTTGACGATGGAATGGATATCATAGAGGCTTCTATTGTTGATATCAGAACATCAATGTTCGCTAAGGGATATAAGTTGGTGGAGGTTGAGCCAGGAGTTGAGAAAAGAATGGAGTTTTATTTTTCACTTAGATAGTTATGATAGATAGTTTAAATGCTTTGCAGAGTTATTTGGATACTCTTGACAGTAAAGGGTTTTATTACACCTTAATTATAACTAACTCACTTTTTTTAAGGGTTGTGGTATTTAATAATAGTAGAATGAAAGAAAAAGACATAGTCTTTTTTATAGATATAGCTTATACAGAGACTGGGATATCTAAAGCACTTGAACAGGTTGAGAATTATGTTGAATCAAGAGTTAACTGGTTATGAGTAAGCAAAAAATAGCAAAGGTTATTACAAGTTGTAATGACTGCGATCATAAAAAGTCATTAATAGAACGAGGAGGAAACACATACTTTGCTCTTGTTTGTGCTTTTTCTGAAAGTCAAGGAGACTCAAGCACGTTAGAGCCTTTTTTACTTAATTATAGTTATGGTGACCCAGACCACTATGAAAACAAAATACCTAATAATTGTCCATTAGAAGATTATGACAGCAACGAAACAACAGAAGTTTAGGATTCGTAAGAATTGTGGCTTTAATGAGGGAATTAAAGAGGAGTTTGTACAATGGGCAACTGAAGACAATAGTAAGACGAGTCTGAATGATTTGAGTTATGAGCAAGCTGAGAGGATATTGAATGCTCAGGAAGGGAACAGGGAACAGAAAACGAGGAACAGGAAAAAGTATATTGATGAATGGGAAGTATTTGATAGTAAGAATAAGCAACATAGTACGATTTTATCCTTGCTTTGGCAATTGAAACTTGTGCATGAGGTTAATGGGCGTGATGTGGCTGATATGACACGGTTTGCATTGTGGTTAAAGAGTAGTCGAAGTCCTGTTCAAAAACCTTTAAAGAAAATGACTAAGATGGAAGTTAGTCGAATAATTGGAGCATTACAGAAAATGACACAGAAAAGATGGGATTGATTATGGAGGTGTTGTTCTTTTTAGGTTGTGTATGTGGAGCTTTAGTTATAGGCTTTATCATTGGGATGTTTTTTACAGGGTGGTTATTGGGTGATGATGAGTGATAGTAAGGTGAACAGTGAACAGTTTACGGTTGACTGTAAGCATCTGAAGAAGCATAGTGAAGTACAGGAAGTATATTGTACTGTAGTTCATTTAGACGTTGTGTGTGACTGTTGTGGTCAAGTGGTTGATAAGGTAATAGATGTCTGAACCAAGATTTTTAGGATTAAAGGATTATAAGATTTTTGTGTAAAGCTTCCCACTTGGATTAGAAGTGGTAAAATAGATGGATAAAACAATTAAGAATACAGCAATAGATTTACGAAGATGTAGTAAACGTGAGAGAGGGATTTTAAAAGTATTGACTGAATCAAAAATAAAGAAGAAAAAGTCAATCAAGTATCCTTATCTATTCAAAGGCGAATTTGCTGTCTATAATCAAATGGATGATAACCATATTAGTAAATATCATCTTGTAGATTTTGAAGAATTTTTAAGTATTCACTTTGGTATAACTTTTAAATATGAGTACCATGACTAAAGTAAAAAGATTATATGTAAGTGTAACTTATGAGGTTGATTTAGAAGATATCGAAATACCTGATGATATCTTAGAAGAGTTAAATGAAGCTGTGGATAATGGCGATGATGTAACAATGCAAAATTATCCTGAATCATTTGAATGGTTAGTATCTAATATCAAGCAAGATGATAGTTTTAGAGATGAGTATGATATTCAAGATTTGTTAGAGTATGGAAGTAAAACTGAATATTAGTACAGATACTCTGTTTGCTTTAGGTAAATGGTTTACTCAGGTAAATCAGATAAAAGGTTCTAAGGGGTTAAGTAAGGTATGGCTGTCTATTGGGTTAGAGTTGTCTGATCGGTTTGAAAAGAAGTGTCGGACACTTGAACGACAGACTTCAATGTTTGACTCTAAAAAGAAGTACAGTATTAAGCTTAAGTATTATGAGGGTTGGGCGTTGTTTGAGTTATTGGGTGTCATTATCCCTTATATACAAGAACACAATCCACTACACTACTCTTTACTGAGTAAACTTAGAGATGAGATTCACCAAAAAATAGAATATGTATGCTGACAATATACAAGGTAAAAGGAATGGATATCGGACTTGAATTTGTGTTTAAATACGATTTGAACGGTATTTTAGTAGCCTTTGAAAAGAATCAACTATTGAATGAAGCACAGGTAAGATGGCTTTATAGTGATCGGTTTCCTGAGACTGAGGATGTTCTTAAACGATTATGGATACAAGACCTTAAGATGCGTAAGAAGTTTAAAGTGGATAAAGCTCCAGCTGATTTAAGTTTTGATGCTCTATGGGGATTATATGGCTATAAAGTAGCTAAACAGGATGCAGAGAAGGCATTTAATAAGTTAAGTGAATTGGATATTCTAAAATGCTTTCAAGGGCTTAAAGGTTATGAGGATTACCTTGCTGTAAAGAAAGTCGGTAAGGCACACCTTAGCCGCTATATTAATGGTAGATATTTTGAAAATGAGTATTAATAAAAAGAGTTAACTGCTTAAGTGGTTAGCTCTTTTTTTTGTTTTTGTATCTTTGAAATAAAAAATGACAGAAAAAGATTTTAGACAATTAAGTAAAAAAGATCAAGATATATTTGTTAAAAAAATTGTCAATAAGATATTAGTTCTTGCACCCACAGACAATCATTTTGCAATTGGATCTTTATTTGAAGATTTCCAAGCAGAATCCGAATATTTAGCTTGTTTAGATGAAACTAAACAAATGCTTATATCTTTAAATTTTATTGAGAAGCATCCTATTTATAATGTAAGGTATAGACTTACTGAAAAAGGGCTGAATGCTAAGAAAGTGGGAGGATTATTTGAGTATGAAAAAAGTGAATTAAAAAAAGAAAAAGAATTACTTAAAGAAAAAAAACGTAAAAAATTGCTTGATTATTTAGGTATTGGAGGTGGTATTATAGGGATAATTGGAGGTATTATAGGTGCAATTGCAGGTATAATTGCTCTATTAAATAATAATTCAAAGGAGATAGAAGAGTTAAATAAAAAGATTAATTCAATAGAAAATACTATTCAATTAAATAATGAACATTATATTGAGCAACAAAAAGAGTATGTTAAGCAAATAGATAGCCTTTATACAGAGATAAAAAAACTAAAACAAAATAAATGAAAAGAATAATTACACTTTTAGTGTTGTTGGTTAGTGTTGTCACTAATGCACAACAGTTCAGAATTAATGAGAAACAAAAGAAAGAGGTTGTTAAGTTAGATAGCTCATCTCTTACTTATATCATGTTAATTGAAGGGGTTTTGAACAGTAATAATAAGTTACTTGATAAGAAGGATACTTCTATTTCTGATCCTTCAATAGGGATGCTTAATAACACCATAAGTAAACTTAAGGATAAGGATAAAAAGAAGTTCGAGAGCCTTGTGTGTGAGTCTTGTTATGAGGATGAATGGAAGCAACAACAGGATACCAAAAAAAGGATATTGGATGCAAAGGAATTAGAGATAAATGATATACCTAACATCGAATATATTAGGTATATACGCAATCTTACTAAAGAAGATACTGAAAAAGTAGTCAGAGAGATTTTATCTACTGTTAGAGGAGACTATGATGTAGTAACTACATCAGGTAAGGATTCTAATTTATTAGAATATTGGATTCTTACAAAAGAACAGATAGCACAAGTGAGAAGTGGTGAAAAAGAAATATTCCTTGATTTTGAAAAAGATTTATGGAAAATTAAATTTGAAAGACGTTTTGAAGGTGAGAACAAAGCTTTAGAAATTAAGGGAAAAGAAACGTATTCTTTTAGTACAGTTACTTTTAATTACTTAGACTTGTTTCCATATTGGAAAAAAAGATTTGTTCTTAATGCTACACCAGAAGAAGTTCTAAAAGATTATAATGCACAAGAGTTTAGAGTGAAAAATAAGTCAATTCATTGGTTGTATAAGTTTAAACCTAATCCAACAAATGAAAAAATATGGACTTTAAATATGTTTTATTAGTAAAAAAGCTACTCAATGAGTAGCTTTTTTTTATGGTACAAAATGTGTTATTTTTGTTACTATGAATAATGTTACTCCACAACAGATCGGAATGCGATTAAATAAGTTAAGAAGGTATAAACTTATCTTAGACTTATATAATCAACATAAGACTGAGGATATCCCCTTGGTTGTGGTTTGGCGTAAGTATATCTATCCAGTTTATCCTATTAGTCGTTCGACGTTGTATGAGATACTGGGGACTGCTGTGGTTAAGGAACTGGCTAAGGTAGAGGCTGAGAAAGGGCAGCTTACACTGTTCTAACGAACAGTGTAATTAAGAATTATAAATTAGGAATTAAGAATGGGTGCCTACGGCATTGGGGTTTAAGTAACTATGAATGATTATAAACTATGAATGATTATAAGTATATTTTAGAATTTAAAGATATTCCATTTTCAAGAAACATCTCATCTGATGATGTAATCAAAATAAAAGATAAGTTGAAAAACTTTTTTTCAGAATGGAAAAGCCTAGAAACAGAACCTATTATATTTGATGAGAATACACTACGATTTAACCTTTTTCAAGCAAATATAGGTAGAATGGATCAATTAGATGGATATACTATTGTTATACCTCAGATAGGAATAACAAATGAAGATGGTAATATTGGTCAATATAGACCATATGAGGGCTTTACAAAAGATGATATGATTAAAGCAATTGAAGAACAACACGATTATTGGAAAAGAAGAGGTGTGAAATATTAACTTAAGATGCAATGGATAAAGATTATTTAGATGTGATTAATAGATTAGATGATATAAAACTATGTGTTATTGGACAAGATCCTTATCCAAAAGACCCTGTAGGAATTCCATTCTGTAAGGAAAGTTTTGAAAATGGTATTTACGTAAAGAGCTTTTCTGCTATAAAAATTCTTGATTCATTAGGCTATACAGAAGATAAGATACAGAAAATAAAACAAAGTAAACATTGGATAAAAGGACAAGAGTTTTTTATTTGGTTAGCAAAAGAACAAGGTATCGTATTTTTAAATTTATCTTATGATGAAGAGAAGTTGAAAAATAAAATACGAATTAAAGAATGGAGTAGTATAGTAAATTCGTATGTTAGTATTAATAAGCCAATTTTATTAAAATCAAAGAATAAAGTATTATTAGGTACTACAAATGAGAAGCTTTTCAAAAAAGAATACAACATAGATATAGATGTAATTTATCATCCAGCAGCTAGGGCTAAAACGAGATCTTTACCTGGTTATAAAAGTGTTTATACAACTGATGCATTAGCTATAAAATATAGTTTGTAAAATATTTAATGAGATTCATCCTGTCGTCAGAATGACAAACTGGGTGGATAAACTAAGAGAGGGACATGGATGTCCCTCTCTTTTTTTTTGGAATGCAGTGATTCTGTATGAGTAATGTTTATGGGAATGTATTGTGTGACACGCAAAATATTGCGTCTCTACACACACAAGATGACATGCTGGGTGATTATACGTTGTGGAGGCCGATGGTGTAGATTATTTCGTATTGTTTGATGCCATCGTCTCTTTGGACTTTTCTTAATTGTTTACGGATAAGCTTGCCGTGTTGTGGGTGTGGTTTAAAGCCTTGTAAGGCTTTGTGTAGTTGTTCTGTCCACTTCGTTACTTCCCAGCTTTGTTCTTGCTGTATTTTGCTTGTACGTGCGCTGTTTGGGGTTAATCTTAGGTGAGCTACTTTGAAGACTATGTTTATTTCGCCTTCTTGTTCAAGTTTGCCTATGTTGCTGAATTGTCCGTTGACAATATCGAAAATACAACAAGGCCATTGCACAGGGCAATCTTTTCCGTAGTAGTCTAATTGTCCCCAGTCTTCGGAGATGTATTTGAATAGACCTTCCTGGTCTATTTTAGTTTGTATGGGTTGGAATATTTCTTGGATCATTTTTATTGGTTTACAGTTTACGGTTAACGGTTTGTGCCGAATTGTTGGTTAAGGTATTGTTCAAGCTCTTCTTTGCTGTCTTCGAATATTTCTTGAATAGCGTTGTTTACTTGTGGGTGGTCTCCTATGAATTGTCTTTTAGGAATCACAAGTTCACTGCCTACTTTTTTTAAAGCAAGTGCTTTCCATCCGATCTGTTCTTGTGTTAATGAGTTGCCTTCTTTCTCAGCTTCTTTACCTCCACTCTTATAAAACATAGCCCAAAAGTATTTCTTCATTTTAGGTGTAATTCTAATTTTGCCCCCACTGTTATGAATGGATGCATAGGGTAATGAACTTGACCAGGTGATACTGTCTTCAGTTGTTTCTGATTGGATAGATTTACGCAGTGCTCCTGTGCGAGCTAATAGAGAACCAATGGAACGTGGTGTTCTTGTTTCTTTCCACTTCTCTGTAAAGAAGGCTTTACGTTCAAAATTTTGGTCAAACTCATCATCTAGTTCAAGGCGTATGTTTTTGATTAGTTTTTGTATAATATTATTATCATTCATTTTATTTGTATATTTGTGTTATGGAAACAATATTTGAACATAATCCAACAAAGTCTGAGTTAAAGCAACTATTAGGCATTACTTCTAAAGAAATTTATTTAGAAGAGTTGGCGTATGCTCCAAAAGGAGAAAACCTTTTGTTTATTGGTCTTCTTTATGAACTTCGACAAGATGAAGTAAAATTCAAGCACTATGTCAATCAAGTGCCTGAACTTTATCAGCAATGGCAATGGGGATTAGACTTTGTTATTTCTCAGTAAAGAACTCTCTAATTTTAGTACTTAAGTCGCCATAATTCTTCATTAGGTGTGGTTCAAAGTATTCTAACGCTTCTTTTTCGGTTAGGTTGCTATCCACAATTCTTTTTCTAAATTCAGTTATCCAACTACTATATCCGTATCCTTTATCTAATATATCTGCTTGATTAGAGGCTGTACCTCCCAATCGCTTCATAAAGTCAGGATATGTGTGTCTTGCTACAAACTGATTAATAGTCTCCATACTCTTCACTTGAAAAGAACTTAACTTTAAAGGCTTTGTTTTTGTCTTCGCGTGTAATATCTCGTGCCATAAACTCTCTAAAGAGTATTCTTGGTTAAATGTTAACTTCTCACCTTTTTTAATAGCTGCAAAGGCTCCTTTTATTTCATCCAATGGATTGAAGTTGCCAAATGAGTGACTACTAATCGAAATAGTAGAACCTCCTTTCCATTCGCCAGTAGCAGGGCTATAAGACATACTATGTTGCATCAAGTAGCTTTTAGACTTAGCTATTTTTACACTTTCTAAACCGTTTCTAAAATCATCACCAAACTGTTCTGCATACTTTGTAATGATATCTTTTACTTCATTGTTTGTAGGAATATCCTTCTTGATCAATGTGTTTAAATCTAAAGCTTCAAAACTTTCTTTTGCTGTAGTCTCTTTAATTGTTTGCTTGATAATGTTAGCATCTTGTACTTTAGAGTATGGATGGTTTGGGGGAAAAACGACTTGTTGCATACCAGGATTAAATCTGAATAGCTCTAAGCTATTAAATCCATCTTTACCATACTTGGTAGTAGCTGTTTTACCTGCTTCAATAGCTGCTACTGAATCGCTTTCTTCATATTTGCCTTTACGCACTTCTATGGTTGTGCAACGACAGTTCCACCCATTGGGTGGGTAATACTCTAACCAAAAAGGATCACTCTTAGGTAGTGTTGTTCTATCAAGTACACGGTGTTCATCCCTTACCTTATCATCTCGCATCGTACGATATTGCAATATTGCGTCATCGTCTAACTCTGACCATTTACCTGCCATAATGGAAGAGTTTACTGCGAAGTTATATTCTGTTTCTAAATATGTTTCATTATAGTCTGTAGTAAGCTTCTTAAAATCTTGTTGAAACTTGCTGAATGGTTTTACTTTTCCTTCTTCATCCAATAGCATTCTTGATGCTTCGAATAGTTGTACATGCGTTTTGAGTGCACTGAATATAAATACATCTTGTTCTAATGCCTGTTGCATTCCCTTTTTGATTACATTGTCTAATACAGGTTGCTTTAAGATCGTAGCAGTTTGTTTGATTACTTGCTTGTATTCTTCTGTTTTGAATAGGTCTTGAACTTTGTAACTTCCTGTACTGTGTAATGTTTTGAATGCAGTTAAAACACTGTTTAAAAGGTCTTCAAATGGGGTGAATTGCAATTCACCCTTACGGGTTTGGTTTATATGTTGGGCGAATTGTGATGGGGTGTTATGATCGAATTGCAATTCGCCCCTACAGCGGTCACAAGTGCATTTATACATATTATGAATGCTATTGTGTAATGCTCCAAAGTATGCCAGCTCTTTAGAGCGATTTAAAAAAAATCATCCTTATTAAAGCCTAAACTAAGGGATTGGTCTTGTTCGAATATATTTGCCTTTTTACCTGTAATGTTTAACCCAAACTTTCTATTCATCCATTCGATATCAAAATCATAGTACTGGAGTGAATCTTTAGTCATTTGCCATAAATCACTGATATCTTCTGTTACTTCGAACTTTAAGAAAATATCTTGAGGTAAGATACCAAGCTTTTGTAAGGCTGGTATGACTGCTGTATTCCAAGCTTCTTCTAATAGTGATAAATCACTATTAATTAACTGTTGTAGCATGTTCTGTGCAGATTCGTCTTTAGAACGCGATCCGTTGACAGTATCTTGACCAATGATAGCACCACTTGATACCATAGATATCTCAGAATTACATAACTGGATTAGACGTTGATATACGTCTCCTGACGTAGATACGCCTTGTCCCCATTGGAACTCTTCAGTAGTGTCTATAATAAACCAAGCAGCAGAACCTACATCACGCATCATTTGCTCTGAACGATTCAACATTGCAGGATCGTGGGTGTTTGTTTTCATAACCCTTGGAGGAATACCAAATATCTCACACAGTTCTGACCAACACGATTGAGCGAATTTCTTCATGAGCACATGAGGGACAGTGTTGTTTAAGATACCTAAGTCCCCTTCATCTCCAAACTCCAGTAAGGTGGTACCATATTCGTCTGCCTTTCTGTAATCTATGTATGTTGTTTGGTCAGTATAGTCAAAGTACACCTTTCCCTGTACTGTATCTACATTCTCACGAGGGATTAGGCTCGTTTTTATGGTATCTCCTTCTTTGATAATTTCCACTAAAGAATGTCCAAACCAAATAGACTCTAAGATGAATTTGCATAAGTCATTTACCCAACGCTTGTTTTGTAGATCATTGGTAATTGTATCGTTTGTATTACCATTTTCGTCTTGGAACATAAATGGTGTACTCAATGCTTTTAGTAGTCTGTTTTTCATTTGTGACATTAGTAATGCATCCAGTAATATGTCTTTATACAATAGCTGTATAGGTGCCATATTACGAGATTCTACATTGCGTGCCATACCTAAAGCTCTTCTCCAGTTCTGTATGTCTTGACGTGTCATGTACTGTGATTTTTCGATGATGCGTGCTGAGACATGTGGATTGATGAATGCCTTTTTTTGTTGTGGTTGATTTTTATATTGTTTTCTTCTTGCCATGATTATTAGTTTACGGTTAACGGTTTACAGTTAACGGTTATTCGTGATGGAATTTAGGACGTGAACCGAATCGGAATGGTTTAGTTCCTGATTGTTCTAATTCGTCTGATATATTTATGATTGGGAGGTTTGATAGTGTTGTTTCTCCCTTACTTAGGTTCGTTAGACTCTTTAATACTCTGTCGTATCGCTCCTTTGCTTGTTCCATTATAATGTCTGCATTACATAGGTCAACGATGTACCATTTGGCTATCGTGATACAGTATTGCACTATCAATGCATTACGGTCTTTACCTGTCGCATTAAATATCTTCTCTACATCATAGAGGAATCTACCATCTTGATTTTCCTTCTTGTTGATATTAGCTGATAGGAAACTTCTACATTCTTGTATAGCTGCATCAATAGCTTGCTCTACAATGGTGTCATCGTCTTCTGTAATTTGGGCTACTTGGTAGCCGTATATGGTGTTTTTAAGGTCTTGTTTTTCTATGAACATAATTTGTATTTTAGTAAGGTCACGGATTGCAAATCCGCGACAGCTTTAGTATTTGTTGTTTACTCGTTTGCCATATACATACTGATTAGAGTATGAATGTATGGCAGGCTGAATCATACCCACAGCTCCTTCTATCATATCGGGTCCGTCCATCATTTTGGCTTTTTCACTAACTCCTAACATCTGCTGTTCTAAGCGTTCCATGTGTGGGTTTTTCTTCTCAGAACTATTAAATATTAGTTGGCCATTACGATGTAATGGTTCAAGTCTTCCCTCGATACGAAAGAACTTTTCTGCCTTCTTACGCTCATCAGGTGTGAGTGGTAAGGTATTGTTGCGTTCTTTTTCTTTTGCTCGAATTAGTGGTATTAATACTTGTTCGTAGAAGGGGTCTTGTAAGGAGTTATTTTCAATATACAATCGCTTAACATCGACCTTTTTCCCCTCCAAATAGTCATATGCACTGAATAACGCATCAACAAACTTAGAGTTACGCATGGTGTCTAACCAACAGGTATATACATAGTATTTCTGAGCCTTGTAACCAACGATTACAATTCCTTTAGTAGATGCGTTCCCTTTATCTTTATTAGATGTTGCGGGGTCTGCATAGGCTACTACACGTTCACAATGTTGTAAAGGAGGGCATTTATCCCAGTATATCTCTTTGAAAATTTCTCCTTCTGATACAGGGTTATTGAAGTACTCTTTTTGAGCACTGTTATAACTGATCTGTTTCAGTACCCTATCAATGTCTTCTTCTGTATTTTTGGTAGGCCATGTTGACTTTCCTTCCTTATCTCTAATATTTACTATTTCGTGATTATCTGCTTTCTTAGCCATTTCTGTAATACAACAGAATTTGGCAATGATGTTACCACAAGCAATAATCATCAAGGGATTAGATATAGAACGTGTAGGAATAAGTGCCTGTTCTATCCAGTTCACTTTATTACGGATACGTTCTGGATTACGGCATTCTTCATCCGTATCTATATCATCAATCAGAATTAGATCAGGACGTTTAGCGTCTTTACGTGTTCCCCTTGGTGATTGTCCTGCACCTAAAGCACGAAAGGCAATACCTTGTTTTGTTATAAATTCGGCTGCTTCCCACTGTCCAATAGAAGCCTGTTCTCCATAGTCATTAATTATACGCTGGTTAGATTCCAAAATGATTCTATACGGAGCTAATAATCGCACTGCATTATCAAATGAGTTCGATACTAAGATGATGTTTGACTTCTTACCTGTTAATCCAAGTTTTAAAGTTTCCATCATCGTGCGTGCAGACTTAGCCAGTTCACGTGACCATGAACGTACTAAATACAGTTCCATATTCTTCATTACCTGTTTGGTCGATTTCTTATGAAAAGGTGCAGGTTCTGAAGTATAGAAGTTTGGAAAGTAGTATTTAAACCAAGCTTCATCATCTTTCTCTAATCGTTCAATACGCTTTATTTTCTCTAATGGGTCTTCCTGTAAGTCAATTTGAGTTGAAGAACGAATATTGTTTCGGAACTCTTGCCAATCTGCTAAATGTTGTTTATTTGATTTCTTTGCCATTACTTCATTCTTTCAAGGATAAATACATCGATATAGTTTGTCAATTTCTTAGCAAAATCAAAGTCAACCCCTTGAATAAAGAGAATGATTTGTTTACTCACTTCGATTACTTCAGCAATAGATGTCTCAGTTTCTAACTTATTAATTGAGGCTGTTAACTTCGAAATGATATCAGCTTCCTTACTTGTAGGTGTATTTGATATTTTAACAGGAAAGTCACTTGGATTGTAATCAGGCCATTGAATAGATTCATTTCCATTTTCGTCTTTTAGTTTTACTGGCTTTAATAAAACAGCAGGTATATCATACACTGTTGGTCTTGTTTCTATTTCAATATTTAATCGCTCTAATTGACTGTATAAAGTATTGATTTGCGTTTCTTTTGTTACTAATAAGGAACGTTTAAGGTTCTCCCACTTCCCATCTGTTACCCATTTGCCAATAGTCTTTTCAGTACGTTTTAAACGCTGTGCAATTTCCTTACGAGTGATACCCTCCAGGAATAGTTGTTTAGCAAAATCCTTTTCATTTTCTGTATTGCGCATAGTATCTATTTTGATGCAAAAGTGGCTTGTAACACCTTATATATATAATAAGTGTCCGATTTCCGAACGCATTTGTACGAGGAGTGCAAGGTTAGTTGAGTAGGTGTTTTTAATGTTGAAAATTTGCCACATCAATAACGAGGAAATGAGTAAGATAAAACGATTTGTAGCAAATGATCAACGTGTAAAAAATAGTTATGGCTTTTATGTACTGACTTCAGGAATTTCTTTAGTTCGATTTGAACCAAATCCTGTAATGCTTGATGGACATCAATTGGACAATAAGAGTGTTATTGGTAAATGGACAAATATTGGTATAGAAGGTGACTTATTGTTAATGCTACCTGAGTTTGATCAAGAAGATACTAATGCAATAGCTATTGGTGGAAAGGTTGAACGTGGTTATATCAAAGGTTGCTCAATGGGTATTATTTGGAATCCTGATGATTTGGAATGGATTGGAGATAAACTGATATTGACTAAATGTGAGTTATACGAAGTATCTATTGTAGCAGTACCAAGCAATATGAATGCCATCCATTTATATAATAGTAAGCTTGAACTGCAAAGTGATGAACTGGTTAAAACACAATTATCCCTTATTCCGAATGAATTAAACTTAGAAAATAATATGAGTAAAGTAAAATTAAGTGTAGCATCTCTAACTGTGTTAGGGATGACAGATGCTCCTACAGATGGAGTTGACTTAGCTGTAGTAGAAGCGAAATTACAAGGGTTGTCTAATCAAGTAGCTACTTTATCAGCAGAAAATAAAGGTTATAAAGAAGCACATGAAGCAAATGCCTTAGCTGAGAAGACAGCTTATTTAGATAAAGCTGTGAGTGATGGTAAAATTACCATCGAGCAGAAACCAACCTTTGAGCAATTAGAGTTATCTGTTGCGAAAAGCATTATCGAAGTATTGCCTTCTAAACAGTCTCTATCTCATCAAATCAGTAATGCTGGTGCAGGTAAGAGTGAAGTGAAAACCTTAGACGATTTTCAAAAGTTGGAGTTAACTGCTCAGTTGGCATTTAAGAAAGAACAACCTGAGGCGTATAATAAATTGTTTACAGTTAACGGTTAACAGTTTACAGGGGAATAAACATCACGGATTGCAAATCCGCGATAGCAAGTAAAATAAGAACAAAATACATATAAAAATATGGCAAAAAATTTTCCAGAAGTATGGGAATCAAGAGTAAGGGAGAAACTTACCAGTGAGAATGTAGCACCGTGGTTAGATGGTATTCCTGAATTAGAAGCAGAAGAGGCATTTTTAGGAGAAGGGACTGCAACTGAACAGAACTTAATTCATATCCCAATTGAAACATTTAGTCCTGATGTACTTATTAATAATAGTACTTATCCAATCGAAGTACAAGAGTATGAAGATGGAACTAAGTCTATCGCATTAGACAAGTATCAGACAAAAGCAACAAGTATCAGTGATGATGCTGCAATGGGGGCATCTTACAGAAAAATTGATACTGCAACAAGAGGGCATGTCAAAAAAATTAATAGTACAAAGTACAAAAAAGCAGCACATGCTATTTCACCAGCTGAAAATAGTAATGATACTCCTGTTATTGTTTTAAAAGACGATTACACAGCAGAAGATATCTACAATGCAATTATTGATCTTAAAGATAAATTTGATAATGCTGAAATTCCTGAAGAGGAAAGACGTTTAGTTTTAGCAACAAAACATTACAATGTAATGCTTAAAGACAAACAGCGTTTTGCTAATCTATTCGTAGATCATAATACTGGTAAAGTAAATCAACTTATTGGAGGATTTCATGTATTTACTTATGTCTCAAATCCATATTATGCTACAACAGGTAAGAAAGTGCCTTATGGTTCTGTACCTGATGCTGATGCAAAAGTGGCTTCTTTTGCATTTTATACTGATAACATTGGTAAGAAAACAGGTAAAACAAAACAATACTTTGAACCTGCTTCAGGAAGTACTACTACTCAAGCAAATTTAATAAACTATAGACATTACTTTATTGCAATGCCTATTCAAAATAAATTCATAGGAGCAATTATCTAAGTAGTGTATGAATGAGACATTAATAGCGGCGGTTGTTGGTTTGGTGTCTTCTGTAGCAACTTGGTGGGCAACTCGAAAAAAGAATAATACAGAGGTTCAGGCTTCTGAATTAGAAAATGTAGAGAAGTCACTAAAGTACTATCGAGAGTATGTAGAAGATTTGGGTAGCAAATTAAAAGAGGCTACTAATGAACTATACAAGACATCGAACTTACACCGAGAAGCTATTGATGAGCTAAATACAGCACGGCTTGAAATAAAGAACCTTGAGGAACGTCTTGAGTTGCTCGCTAAGCAAAACAAGGAGTTGATTGCAGAACTTAGAAAGTACAAACAATTAAATGGTAAACGAGAATAATATGCATAAGCAATTAATACTACAGGCACAAAGTCAGATGAACGTTCAGGAATGGCCACAGAAAAACAATAAAGGTCCAGGAGTAAAAAAGTACTTGAACAGTGTAGGTCTCGGAGAAGGATATGCGTGGTGTATGGCTTTCGTTTACTGGTGTGTACAGGAAGTATGCAATGACTATAAAATATCTAACCCACTACTCAAGACGGGAGGTGTGCTCAAACAGTGGAACTCACGCTCTAATCTGCGCGTGAGCACTCCACAAGCAGGGGATGTATTTATTATGGACTTTGGGAAAGGTCAAGGGCATACGGGGATTGTAATAGAAGTTCAAGGAGATAGTATCATTAGTATTGAAGGTAATACGAATGATGAAGCGAGTCGAGAGGGGTATATTGTTGCACAGAAAAAAAGGAAAATAAGTTCAATTAAGGGGTTTTTAAGACCGTTTAAATAGTATTTAAAGGGAACTGGAAACAGATAACAGGGAACAAGAAAAAAAGAAATTATGCAGAATTTAAAGAGATATCTATCCATTGTGTTTATGGTGTTGGCAATTATGCTGTCTGTGAGTTGCGGAAGCAATAAGCAGGCAGTTAGCCTACAGCCTACCGTTACCGAGAGTGTAACGACAACTGTGGAAGAAGTAAAAAGAGATACTACACTGGTAGTAGAAGCTGATAGAAGCAGTTATGTGGCTGAACTTGCCATACAGGGCAATAAAATAGTTGTGAAAGATGCGAATATTAAACGCAGTAAAAACAAGGTGTTGCAACCGCCTAAAGTTCAGTTAGTCAATAACAAATTGACAGTAGATTGTACGTTAGAGGCGCAATCGCTATTTTTTGAGTGGCGGGATAAGTACATCAAAGAAAACAAGGTTAAAGAAATTAAAATACCTGTGCCTGTACCCTTAGAATTGTCTTGGTGGCAAAGTTTGCAGATATGGATGGGGCGAGTCTTTATGTTTTTGATTGGTATCGGTGGTGTTGGGTATTTCGTGAGGAAAAAAGTTAATTAAGTCACGGATTACAAATCCGCGACAACTAAAAATGTAAAGTATGTCTAAGAAATTATATCAAACAAGTGATGGTATTAAGTTCTATCACGAACAGGATGCCAAGAATCACGCACTGTCTTTAGAAGATAGAAAGGTGAATCAAGTTGATGGTGAACAGAAAAAGGTAGACTCAAAGTCAGGAGACTTTGCGCAGCAGGAGAACAGGGAGCCAAAAACAAACAATAAGAGTGCTGCTGAATTGATTGCTGAAATTAAGCAGGTGGAAACTTTAGAACAGTTAAATGCTTATGAAGTACATAAACAGGTTACTGTTAAAGCTGCTGTTGAGAAAAGAAGATCAGAGTTGACTGCTAATATTGAAGTTGATTTAGGAGAGGGAACAGGAAACGGGGAAGAAAATCACGGATTGCAAATCCGCGATAACGGAAACGTGGAACCGAAAACAGGGAACGAGGAACAAGAGGACGTAAAGGAAGATAAAGGTGAATAGTTATGTTTCCATTTATACTGCCAGTACGCAAGTTAGAATTTAAAAGAAGTAAGATGTTACCAGGAATAAAAATAGAATTTCAGAACGGAAACTTAGGTCAAGTGGTTAGTATGCCTGATGGATGTTTTGGATTGTTAGCAAGTGCTGTAGCTGTAACAGGTAAGTTTGAACTTAATAAGCCTTATCAAATTAAGTCTATGAAGGATGTTGGTGCGATGGGTATTCTACCTGACACTAATAACTATAGACTGCATAAAACTCTTAGAGAGTTCTATGCTGAAGCTGGAGAAGGTACTGAACTGTGGTTGATGGGTGTTGATAAAAAGGTAAAGCTGTCTGATTACTTTGCTGAGCAAAATGGTGAGGCATTGGCTGAAACATTACTGAATGCTGCACAGGGAAAAATAAGAGGATTATTCACTGCTTATGATCCTGATGCTACTGTGACTATTACGGTGGAGAAAGGAATAGATAAGGATGTCGTATTAGCGATGTCGCTTGCACAACAGTTGGGTAATAAATATACTGAACGTCGCTATGCTCCTTTCTTTATCCTATTAGAAGGTTATGCCTTTAATGGAGATAAAGTAGCATTAGATACCCTATTAGAAAAGTCCTATAACCGAGTAGGTATTCTAATCGGAGATACTGAAAAAGGTAGTAAAGGTGCTGCAAGTGGTGTAGTGATGGGAAGGTTAGCTAAGGTGCAAGTACACGTCAATATGGGACGTGTACGTGATGGAGCTTTGAAACCTTTAGAAATGTATATCGGTAATACAACAGTTGATCAGTATGATGTAGAGGCCTTGTATGACAAAGGGTATTTGTCATTTCGCTTTCACCAGGGCAAGTCGGGTTACTTCTTAATAGATGATCCATTAGCGACAAGTGAAACGGATGATTATAGATATATCTCTCGTAGACGTGTAATCGATAAGGCTTACAGAATTGTGTATATAGCAATGCTTGATTTCTTACTTGATAACAGCAATACGATGCCTAACGGAGCGATTAATCCAATCGATGCTAAGATGATAGAGAACGCAGTAGAATCTGCTATCTATACGAGTATGACAGCTGAAGGAGAATTGAGCGTGTCTGAAGAGGGAGATCGAGGTGTAATCTGTCAAGTAGATTTAGAACACAATCTTGTGAGTACAGGTAAACTAAAAATGGTAGTTCAGGTGAAGCCATTTGGATATAATAGGTTTATCGATGTGCAGTTGGGGTTTGTGCCTGTTAATGGGTAACAGGGAATGGGGAACTGGTAACAGGAAACTGTAAAAAGGAGTAATAACAAAAAAAGATACAAATATGCCAGTAATAGTAAGTGGCCGACAATATGAATGGGGTGATATCACGCTTATCTTGGGTAATAGAGATATGGTAGGTATCACAGGCATTAAGTACGGTGAAAAGGCAGAAAGGGAGGCGAGCTTTGCGAAAGGGAGATATGCGCACTCTATTCAGACTGGTAATATCTCTGTAGAAGGAGAAGTAACACTATTGCAAAGTGAGGTAATCGCGTTACAAAAGTCAGGAAAACGAGGGAGTATCCTGTCTCTTAACTTGGATGCAATCGTCAATTATGGCGATCCATCAGAAGGCGATATGATGCGTACTGATCGTATTATAGGACTACGATTCACAGAGGATATTAAGGACTGGAAGCAAGGAGATAAACGTGCAGAAATCACGTTGCCATTTATCGCACTTAAGGTGGAGAATGGGGTTTAATTCAATTACGAATTAACACACGGATTGCAAATCCGCGTGAGCAATCTACGCGAGCAAATAGAATTATGAATTAAAAGCCTTCTTGGATAAGGAGGCTTTTTTTAAACACAAAAAGACAATGGGTAAAGTATTTATAGGAGATGTGACTCCTGAACAAATAGAACAGTTTAAAGCACAACATAAAGTAGTGCATAAATTAAAAGGTGAATCAGGTGTTTATGCAATCGTGCGTAGACCAACCATGAAGGAAATTGAGTATGGGCAGGCTATGCTGGCACAAAACAAGTTTATCAGTTACAACAAGCATCTGTTTGATTCGTGTCTGTTAGCACTTAGTGAAGATATCAGAGATGATGAGTATAAGGTTAATGCATTCGCTTCACAGATGATGTTAGTAGTGGAGACTGAACGTGTAGAGGTGGAAAAGCTTTAGGAGAAGGTTCGTTTAATCGTGATTTTAGTTCTTCTCCTGGAGAAAGTAAATCACGTAAACTAACTCAAGAAGAATACTATCAAGAGTTAGATGAATGGATCATAAATATCCGTAAAATATATACTATGCTCAGGTACTATCTAAAGATAGAACCTTATGATATGGAGTACTGGGAAATAGGATATCGGTATGCAGAACTGGAGTGGATAAGAAAAGAAGAAAACAAGGCAAATGGCTAATCTATTAGAATATGTAATAAATATACGGGATCGGGCAACTGCTACTATGCAACGCCTCGGAGGTGCTGCTGTAGAGACTACTAATCGATTAGGTACTGTACAACATGAATCTGTATTAGTAGCCAGTGCTCTTCGAGAACTTGGTGCTCCAGCAGATAAGCTGAAAGAGCAACTCGATAAATTAAAACAAGAACGTGGTCTTATCCATCAACGAGATGTAGCTCATATACGACAGTTTAATACAGAGATACAGAACTTAGAGCGACAAATACAAAGTCTTGAAAGTACAACTTCACAAAGTAAATTAAGTAGCTGGGCTAAAGATGCTTTTAGTCAAATCCCCTTTGCTGGGTTGCTTACTAATCCACTTGTAGTAGCAGGTACTATAGCAGGTGCATCAATTAAAAAAGGTATAGAGCAAGACTTACAGAATACTAGTTTTGAGGTGTTACTTGGGAGTAAAGAAGCTGCTCAAAATATGGTAGCTAATTTAACTAAGTATGGTATGGAAACTCCGTATGATAAGATGTCATTAGGAGAAAATGCTAAACAACTATTAGGGTTTCAAATCGAAGGGCAAAAGGTAATGCCTATTCTACGAGCTATAGGGGACTTGGCAATGGGTGATAAGAATAAGATGGATTCATTAACCCTTGCTTTTGCTCAAATGAGTAGTACAGGGAAATTAAACGGACAAGATTTGAACCAAATGATTAATGCTGGTTTTAATCCATTGAGTGAAATGGCATTGAAAACAGGTAAGAGTATTGGTCAGCTTAAAGATGAAATGGCAAAGGGTTCTATAAGTGCTCAGATGGTAGAAGATGCCTTTATGAGTGCTACAGCTGAAGGGGGTAAATTCTATCAAATGGCCGAAAAACAAGGTCAAACCCTTGGAGGTAAATGGGCTCAGTTTGTGGATAATGCTTCTGAAAAGTTGCTTATTTTTTATCAAGTAATAGGTCCTGTAGCAGAAAAACTAATTGAATTAGGAGGAGCTGTATTAGATTTGACATTTAACGGTTTAGGTTGGTTAGTTAACCAAATACAAGAGGGAAATCCATACTTACTTTTTTTTGCGATAGCAATAGGTAGTATAACCCTTGCTTTGATGATTATGAAAGGAACTATGTTAGCCACCACAGCGATACAGAAAGGAATGACATTAGCTACAAATCTAGGTTCGGCTGCATGGTGGAAATTAAACTTTGCTATGTTATCAAACCCGATAACCTGGATAATAGCAGGAGTAATTGCTTTAATCGCACTAATAGGTTGGCTTATTTATAAAGTAGATGGTTGGGGATTAGCGTGGAGTAATACTGTTAATGCTGCTAAGAGTCTATGGAGTGGTTACATAAATTTAATCAAGTTTACATGGGGAACTATATATGATATGCTAATGCGAAATATTGAAAATATCATGGTTGCTTGGTATAAATTGAAGTCTTTATGGAATGAAGATGAAGCCAATGCACAGATAGCAATTATAGAGCAACGCAGTGAGGAAAGAAAGGCTGCTTTAAAACAAACAGCTCAAGAAGCAAAGCAAGATTTTGCTAATGCTTGGGATTCTACCAAAAAGGCAGCAGGATCATTAAAATGGAATGATAAAAGCCTGTCAGATATGATGGGTGATATGAAAAAGAGCCTTGGTATTAGTAGTCCTGATGGAGTACCTGGTGCATCCACAATCAATAGTAGTATAGGTGGTGGAAAAGGCGATAAAGATAAATCTAATACAGCAGTAGCTACTGGAGGGACTAAGCACAACTATATAACGATAAATCTGAATGATCTAATAGGTGTACTTAATATTAACCGTGAAGGCTTTAAAGAGAGTGTGGATGAAATGCAAGAACAAAGTACAGATGCATTCTTAAGATTACTAGGAAGTGCTGTGAGTGCTGGAAATTAGGTAATAGTGATGAGAACCACCCCGCCCTAAAGGGCACCCCTCCAATGGAGGGGAATAAAAAGGAAGAAATATGAATGATATGGTAGTAGCGAGCTTACTTGGCTCAAAGATAATTCAACAGGTACCTCGAATAGCAAAGGTGCAAAACTTCTTAGGTAAACATGTATTACCAGTTCTACCCTATCCACAGTTTCCTAAGCCTGTAAGGGTAAAGGATGAAAAAGGAAATGTAGAAGGTGAACAATGGAAAGCGAATATACCTGTCAGTGATGAGGAGCAGTTCTTTCCTCTTTCTTTAAGTGTAGATGGTAGTGAATGGTTTACATTACCTTATGAACCTATGATTAATATAAGTGGTAAGAACAATATCGTTAAGCGATCTGTGATGAAGTACCATCAAGATTTTAGTGATGGAATATTTGGAACAGTGAAAGAACGTTGGAGTATGGATGACTATAATATCACTATCACTGGTATCTTCTTTGGTGCAAACGAACAAGGAGTATATGAAGATACATTTCCTATTAGCGATTTTAATAAGCTTAGAGACTATCTGTTAAGCGGTAAAGAAATAGCTGTTACTTGTCCAATTTTTGAATTGTTAGGTATTAACTATATCGCAATAGAAAGTTTTAATTTTCCATTTACTAAAGGAGAAAATGTCCAAGCTTACGAAATAAAGGCATTAAGTGATATGCCTATTGATGCATTAATATTAGAAGATCCAAATGCTTAAAATGAACTTTAAAATTGGCTTTATTACTGCAAACGGTAAAAAGTTCAGATGTGATGTAGTACACTCAGTAGAGATAGAAAAGAATGTAGAAAATCTCGCTGATACATGCCTTATCACTTTGCCAGGATCACGATTTAATGCCCCTTTATTCTTGCCTTCTGAAATAAAAAGAGGTACTGAAGTAAAAGTCTTTTTAGGGTATAATGATGAGTTAAAGGAAGAATTTAGAGGTTATGTAAAAGAAGTACTAAGTAATAATGGTGCTATTACTGTAGAGTGTGAAGATGCATTGTTTCTTTTTAGGAAATCAGTTAAGAATGAACAATTCGCAAGTATAGAATTGAAAGAGATAGCTGAGAAACTATGTAGTCAAGTTGATAGTAGCTATAAGGTAATATGTGATTATGGGATAGTCTATGAGAAGTTTACAATCAATGATGCTACAGCATATGATGTGCTAAAGAAGCTTCAGGAAGATACTTCTGCAAATGTTTGGTTTGATACAATAAATAAAACATTACATATTCATCAGGCTTATGTAGAAAAAGGTGGTGAAGTTAAGTATTCAATGCACCGAAATATCGAAAGTAGTAGTCTCGAATATAGAAGTGCTCAAGACAAGAAAGTAGAAGTCATTATAGAAACTACAGATAAAAATGGAAAGGTACAACAAGTTACCTCAGGTACTACTGGAGGAGATAAAATAACTAAAAAAATAGGAAATATAAGCCCTAGTCACGCTAAAGAAATAGCGGATTCGGAACTTAAGTTACACCTATTCGATGGTTATAAAGGAAGTTTTACATCTTGGTTAATTCCATATATAGAGCCTACTTATACAGCTGAAATTATAGATCAAGAATATCCTGAGAAAACAGGTAAATACTATGTGGTATCAGTAAAAACAAGTTTTAGTCCATCAGGAGGAGTACGAACAATAGAAACAGGAATAAAACTAAGTGTATGAGTAAGATTACTGAACTAAGAAGGTTAATAAGGGCTATCGTAGGCGATATGTGGAACTTGCCCCTCTTGGGCGAGGTTACAGCTGTAGAAGGAGAAACCTGTTCTGTAAAGCTTGCTTCAGGACTTGAGGTAAGTGATGTAAGGCTTAAGGCTACTGTAACAGGTGTAGATAAAAAGGTATTGATGACCCCCAGTATCGGTAGTGATGTGATCATGATGTCGAGTACTGGTACATTGGATAATCTATTCGTAATCTCAATGGATGCGTTAGATAAGGTAGAAATCATCAGTGCTAATGTAAATATCACTGTGGATGATAAGGTCTCTGTAGAAGTATCAGGGGTTAAACTTAGTGAAACAATGGCTAATCTATGTGATGCGATTAAGACATTGACAGTAAGTACAGGAGTAGGTCCGAGTGGTACGCCCTTACCTCCTACACAACAAAAGATACAGAAGCTGGAGGAGGATTTTAAAACACTGTTTAAATAGTGTTCAAACATTGATTAAATATGGCTTTAGATAAAGGTGAGTTAAAAAAAAATATTAAGTCGATATTGACTGATATGATGGAGAGAGAGAAAAATTCTTTTGATGAATTTGCAGAACGGTTAGCAACAGCTATCGATAGTTATACTAAGAAGGCTGAGATAGATTATCAAGGAGGACTTGCGAATAATGGTGGTCCTGTAACAGGAACCTTTAAAGGGCAATTGAAATGAGAAATATAGGTATTCAAATACAAGGTGAACAAGATGCTGAAGGGTTTATGGATTTAAACATAGATGTACAACGCAATGCAGAGGGCAAAATAACTCAGGGAATTGTGGTAGGTGATATACTTGAGCAGAACAAGGCTCTTATCCTTATCACACATCCAGGGGAATGGAAAACGAATCCTGTTCTCGGTGTTGGGTTACACAATATGCTTTTAGATCATAACTATTTAGCCTTTAGGCATCGCATAAGAGAGCATTTCTCTATGGATGGACTGAATGTAAGAACCTTGGATTTGTATCCTAATAAACCGTTTAGAATAGATGCAGACTATAAAAATTAAGAATAATCAGTGCTTTATAGATGTGGTATTAGAGGCTACAGGTAGTCTAAGCAATACTTTACTTATGGCCATAGAGAATAACACTTCTATTACTGATGAAAAGGCTATTGGTAGTGAGTATAAGGTGGTGGGACAGGTCAATAAGCTGATAGTGGATAAACTGCGTGTTAATCCTCCTGCAACTGGACTGATAGACTATAAGAGTGTGTTTAATTATCGATTGCCACATACATTCCCAATGTTTTAGATATGAGAAGTAGAGATGAAATAAAGAGTCAAATGACTAACGAGTTTATGAGTAATGAGGAAATCATTACTAAGTATAAACTTGATCAGAATAAGACGTTTGAACAGCAGTTTTCTAAAGTTAGTTTGGAGTATCTATTGTTTGATTTTGTTGCTTTTGGGATATGGTTCTTGGAGGGGCTATTTGACTTGTTTAAGAAGGATATCGATGATGTGATAGCTAAGTCAAGGGTGCATACGCATAAGTGGTATAGAGAAAAGGCTCTTGCATTTATGTATGGGTATTCACTTAATGAAAGTGATGTTTATGATACTGAGGGACTATCTGAAGAGCAGATAAAGAAGGCTAAGATAGTGGCGAATGCGGCGGCACAGAAGATAACAGTAAGTGGACGTGGTGTTCTAAGAATTAAAGTAGTTAAGAAGGAAGGTGTAAATATGATACCTCTAATACCTGTAGAACTGCAAGCATTCACTGCTTATATGAATCTCGTAGCGGATGCAGGTACATACGTACAGCCTACTTCAGATAAAGGAGATGACTTAAAACTAAAGATGGATGTGTATTATGATCCATTGGTATTGGATACTGAAGGTAAACGTCTTGATGGTACTCAAGCTACTCCTGTTCCAAATGCAATAGAGAATTACTTGCGTTCAATCGAATTTAATGGAGAGTTTATTAAGTCGGAACTTGAGGATGTTGTTAAACGTATAGATGGGGTGTTGTATATAAATATCAAAGATGCCTGGACAAAGTATGCTTCTTATAGTTATGAAACTACAAATATAGACAATGCAGGTGTGGTGGATGAAATACGCAGACCTGATTCTGGATATTTGATCCTGGACAAAACAACTTCATCATTTAACTATCGAGCATATGAACAATAACGTATATCGCATAGATTGGGATAAATTGGTTAAGTTGTTCTTACCTATTAGCCTTAGACAGCCACTGTTGATATGGTTGTTTTGGAGTTGCGTCAATCCTGTTAAGTCTATTCATTCATTGTTTTTGAACTTTAGAAAAGACAGACTTAAAAGGGTTAGTTATAACAGTCAGGTAGTCTATCTACAAAAGATGCTGAATGATGAGTTTGATCCTTTCTTAAAGCGGATTAAGGTTCAGAATAATAGTATAGATGATAGGCGGTTATTATACTTTCAACAGCGACAGAAGCCACTATACTTAGGTAAGAGTTTTATGTTTACTGAAAAGTGGATACGAAACTATGACTTCCTGGTATTAATACCTGAAGATGTAAAGCTGGATAAAACACAGCTTATCACAATGAAAAACTTAATCGAATACTATAAGTTGTATTCGAAAAATTACGAAATAAGATATGAGTCAAGATAAACATTTGATTATTGAAAAGGATGGATATCCTCTACAAATAGAGAGTATACAAACCTTAAATGATGGAATCCAACAGTCTTTAACCAATATAGCTGCTGTCTGTGGTAGTAATACTATTCTAAAAGGGTGCGTGGATGAAGTAAAAGAGGGTGTTACTTATGTGAGTGATGGTATCATGTGTATAGATGGTCGCATATTCCAATTTAAAGGTGGTAAGAAGACTGGTGGGGTAACTATCATCACTGATAAGGTAGATGATATATATGATACGGGTGACGGAAGTGCTAAACAGATGCTTCCTGTACGTGGGTTTACTTATGTGACTAATACTCCACAAGGTTCTACTAATATCGCTTGGAATAGTTTTGTTAGGGTGGCTGATTTGAAGGATTTGAGTGCATTGGTACCTAAGGTGAATGATATGTATCAACATCAAATTTTAGCTAAAGGTTATGAAACACACTCTTTTGCGGATGTTGTTGAAGGAACAGTACCTGGTCATATAAGGATAGACTTTGATAAGGAATTGAATACTGATGATTATATACTTCTAATTAGTGTAGAGTCATTATTAGATACGTATGCTTCTAATGCAAAGCACATAATTATAGTAAGCAGCTTTGATCATAAAACCACAGGATTTAGAGTAAAAGCATCAAGAAAAGAAGTTGGAGAAAGAACACAATTTAAAGTTCATTGGATAGTATTTAAAAAATAAGAAATGATACAGCCATTAAAGATAAATAAGAAAGTAGACAATGATGCTAAGTTAGCTCAGATTATAAAAGAGAATATTCCTGCGTATGAGTATATGTCAGCTGATGAAGTTAACTCTATGGTGGGTAAAATCAACGAAATGGTGCCAGCTATTAATGTTAGTAATGGAGGGTTCCAGGGGACACTATCTGTAAATGAAAAACGTGTTGATAGTGGGTTTTATATACCTACTGAGAGTGGTATTTTCATTAATGCTGATAACATACAGGTGGATTTATCTCAAGGGATTAACTTTGTTACTTATGATGGGGATAAGTGGGAAGTGGCTGTGGTTCCTATTGTTGCTGATGGACAGATTGAGGAGGGGAATATGGGGTTTGTTAGTGGTGGGGAGGTTTATAGTAAAGGTTTTCTAAATGAAGAAGATCAGGATTTTTCTTCTTTAGGAAGAAATAAATTTGATTACAAAAAAGTAAAAAAAGGGTTCTACTTAGCAGATGATAAAATAATAAGAAGAGAGAATGCTATCATTAGCCATATCATTGATTTGTCTGATAATCCAACTAAAACTATAGCAGTTTCAGGTTTAGCATTGAAAAGTAGATGGTCTTTTCATTATCAGTTTTTAAATAAAAATGATGAAGTAATTGAGTTTGGGTATATTTCCGAATCATTAACTAAACTAACAATACCATATAATTCTAAAGAAATAGTAGGTTACAGAATGACTGTTTTTTCTGATAAAGCAGAAGAAAATGAGAGCTTAAATACTATAATGATAGAGTTTGGTTCAGTATTTCATGAGTTTGAAGAATATCAAAGAGTAGTTAAAACATTATTTAGAACTCCTATAGAGTCTACTTATGCAACAAAATGTAAAGATGTAGCTGAAAAAAATACCGATATAATTAATCTACTCTATTTAGAAAACAGTAAAAAAACTATAAAATTTTTAGATAAAGAAAAAACATTTGAACAAAACTTTAATACTGTATATCATACAGATTCACTTCTTGGTTTTATCAGATCAGGGTTCTTTGGCAAAATAAATTCACTAAGTTGTTATTTGTGTGTTGGAGATAATACAGAAGAAGAATTTGAAATGAAAATAGGTTATACACATGAGTTCAAAAATGGAATTAAAGAGGAAGAAGTAGTTATACTAACATCAAAAAAGTTGTATAAGAAAGATTATAAGAAAAATACATTCGATCTATTAACATTTAACTTTAATGAAGTTACAATACCATTTAATAAGAACCTTATTGTATTCTTTACAACACCAATTAAATTACCTCTATTTAATTTAACTAATAGTGATTTTGATGAAAATGATTACAAATTACTCTATAAGACAAAAGGATCTTCTCAATTTGGTTATGGGTATGCTTATTCCACAGGAATAGAAGTATCGTATTCTTCAAGTTTATTCTTTAGTAAAAAGGTAGTTTTTATTGCTGATAGTATTACTGCACATACTAATAGTTGGGCGTATCAAGCAGCAAGAAAATTGAAATTTGACTTAGTTAATTTGTCTATAAGTGGTGCTAGATATCAAGATTTTACTAATACAACATTTGATTTTAGCTCACAATTAGATTCAAATAGCCCTAATAATACAGTGTTTAATCAAGTTTGTCGTTTAGCACAAAAGATTACTCCTAAAGGTGAGCAAATTAAATGGGCACACCCTATAACTAAAAATGAATTTAATGTACCAATAGATATCGCTGTTGGTAGTGGAGAGCTTGAAAGAGTTGATTTAATAGTACTAGCTGCTGGAACAAATGATTCTAAGTATAATACTGAAAACGCTTATTTAGAATATGTAAAGTATGATTATCCAAACTATGATAGAAAAGTACATATGGTTACTGGACTAATGTGGGCAATTGAATCTATTAAATGTATTGCACCTAACGTACAAATAATTATTTCAACACCTATTCAATCTAATCCTACAGGAAGTAGACGATTTGAAATTACTAAACAAAAAAGAGATCGCATTGTAGAAGTTGCAAATTATTATGGAATAACTGTTATAGATTCTTTTTTTGAAAGCGGTATTTCTGAAAAATTTGAGACTAATGATGGTGAGAATGGAAAGTACTTGTATGATGGACTTCATCCAAATGACCAAGGTAAAAAGTTAATGGGTAATTTTTTAGTAAAAAAAATAAGGACAGAAATAAATATAGAATAGAAATAGAGGTTAAAAGAGTCCTCCAACCAAATAATAATTTTCTCACGATTATAATTTAGCAGCAAAGCCACAGCGTTGGAGGACATAAGTCTTCTATGCTGTGGCTTTGCTGTTTTGTTAAGTAATCGTGAGAAATGCAAATATAGAGTAAAAGAAAGAATGATAAAAATAAATAGTAAGAATTTGGGAACCCTTGTTATTAAAGAGGTTTCTAAAGATGTAGCGAGAGAATTGATTATAAATAATCACTATTCTGGTAAGTGGAATAATGCGGGGTTTGGGTTATATAATTTTGGATATTATAGACCTGATTCTGAAGAATGTTTAGGAGTGGCTGTATATGGATATACAATGCATCCAAAATCTAAACTATTTGATCATCCTAACCCTAATGCAATTATGTTAGAATTGAATAGAATGTGGATTAGTGATGAATTAGGGAAGAATGCTGAGAGTTTACTTATAAGTAAGTCTCTTAAAATGCTCTCAAAAATGAATCCTAACGTTGTAGCTGTACAATCTTTTGCAGATGGACGTTTGGGGTGTGGTACGATTTATAAAGCCTCTAACTTTAAGTATTATGGTAGTCATAAGACTATTTTTGCTAAGAATAAACGTACAGGAGAAATTAACCATAAGATGAATATTACTAGAATGGATAGTAAGAGTATTTATCTACGTAACAATGTATCTTTATTATTGGGTGAATTGGAGTTCTTCAAAGTAGATACTTATCGTTACATCTATCCCCTGTGTAAACACTTTAAACCTCGTTTTAAGCAACAGGTTTATCCAGCTTATAAGAAAGGTATTGAATCACATAACCACATAGTCAATAAGGAACTGGTTAAGGAGCGTCTTAAAGGGTTTATTGATGAGTTGTAGTAGAAGTGAGTTAGATGAATAAACCCCGTTTAAATAGTGTTTAAACGGGGTTTAAATCTGTTAAATAATTATTTCAGATAATATGTTTTTAAATTCTTTAGCTAGGGTTTCACTTTGTATAAAATTATGTATATTATTAATTTCATTAATAGTTTGATCTTTTAAATATCCATTTATAGCTATAGTAGCACTTAAACTACGAGAAGCAATTAAAATAGCATGGTCTATTATAAAAACCACTAAATTATCTTGTTTAGAATCGACAACCACAGTAAGTACTATATTTCTAGCTGAATTATATGATTTTTGTAATCTACATTGATACTTGTTTAGTACTAAATCTACAGATTTATTTTTTGTAAGAGAAATAATCGCCTTTTCTAATTTTATATATTCCGATTTAGGAACAGTCAGAGTGAATTCTTTATTACTTATTGTGAAAGACTCTTCATTGGCCCCTAGAATCATAATGGAAGGAAAGCCCCAATTGTTTATTACTTTTAATTGCAT